TCCGTTGAGGCAATGTCTTCAATCAACGCACCAGGCAGATTCGCTGTCAATCCCGGATTGAGTGCAATAGCGCCGTTAACTACCTGATCATGGAGCGAAGTAGGGGTCTGCGGTTGCAGGCCAGCAATCGTCATTACCGTAGGAAGTGCCATTAGAGCCTCAAGTAGGAATAGGTACGTTCAAATTAATTACACTGCCTTTTTGCGTAATTACCTGAATATTGTACACCGGGGTCGGGACATCATATTGGTTTAACGCATTGACTTTAGTGACTTTTAATGAAGCAAAGTATGGCGCATACCGTTGCTGAGTCAAGTAAACATTGTAATCAGGGAATATCTGAGAGACGATATCAGGCTGTGCCGGAATTCCGTAATTTGAATAAAACGGACTTTCGCCAAGTTGCAACTGAAGAACCTGTGCAAGTGCGGTTACATAAACGGCGTCACTATACCCGTTGAAATCCGTAGAGATTTCGGACCATGTATAAGTCCCGTCTTGATTGTACGTTCTTCCCCAGATTCTCATACCACATTACCTGTATTGCTAGATCCCGTAGACACGCCAGAATGATGGTGGGTCAGGAAGTCCTTGTCCATAATGGTCACAGATGATCCCTTGATAACAATAGAGCCATCTTTGTTGATCTGGATATAAGACGTACCACTTTCCATTCTTACACTAGTCTGTGACACCGTGACACGGCTATTGGTAACAGGAGATCCATCAACAATGCTTAGGTCTTCAATAACCACGCCCTCTGGTCCATACAACAATAAAGCATTGATGTTTGCATTTTCAGGAAACAGCTTCTTGTTGCTGATCGGCATGAAACACAATGCTGTGTTCAGATTGCCATAAGAGTTTAGGGTGGATACGCCATCCTGTTGCCCAGAGATGTATGTGATGTCTGCCGTGATCTTTTTAGTGATCCCTACCGTACCTACTTGAATTGGTAGTCGGACATATTCTGATTCAGCAATTGGAATTGTAATTGTCGGTATCGGATACTGACCCTGAGAGATCTGAAAATCTACGGTTACAAACAAACCATCTGCGCTAATGCTCTTAACGACACAAGGAAGCTCCCATCCATCTGCTTGTAATGCTTCACCGATCTGATTATCAATGACGCCTACAAGGTTCTGACTAAATAGAAGTTTCTTACTGTAATCGGTCACGGCAACACCACCATAAGTTGGTTTGCCGGATAATAGTACAAGGTGCTTTCCGTGAAGTACCCGTTCAACATATTGACCGCAGTAGTGTCGGGTGGACTGCCAATCATAGGAAGATTGACTACAGAGTTTCCGTACTGATCAGCAATGTTGATGTAAAGCCTCTGACCGAAAATATTCCAGTAAATGGTTGAAATATATACATTTCCATCTAGCGTCAACTCATATTGGACCGCTTGATTTATCCCTTCTTGTACTGCGTAATTGGTCATATGCCACTCCAAGGCAGCACACCATTAGGCCCAGGGATGAGCTGTCGGCCATTGGCAATCGCCCCCATCAGGTTATTCAATGATCCAAGCTCTCCGGGGAAAGTGATGAGAGGCTGAACAAAGTCGAACTGCCATGCAACCTGTGGCTGATTAGTTTCGCCAGATGACACGTCAACGACATTCGTCAAAAGACAATCTGTGTATACATAGCTTGGAGTAAAAACAGTAAATGTGCCACCCGCATTGCAATGGTTTTGAATCGCAACCTTTAATGCAGCCATCGTCGCAATCTTTACAGAGAATGGCGAATCTACCCCGGCAGGACAGTACCCCAGAAGCGATACATTCAAGGGTTGTTGTATCTGTGCGTTAGCTGCTACTTGGTTCGTAAAGAATGGAAACTCAGCAATGTCTGATTTCCATAGCGTAGATCCTGGGAGTGGACGCCAAGTAAAGAACGGCTGATTTGGAAGCCTAATTCCTTGGGCAGAAAGAAGCTGAAATGGATTTGTGGTGAACGTCGATGACAACGCCTCTGTGATCGCTACAAGCGGAACTCCAACAGGGCTAAAAGAGGCCAATCCACCCGTGAATATGATCGGACTGATCTCATAAGCTAATGAAAATGCTGCACTTATTGGATTCATGATCTCGGAGTGTATTCATATCCAAACGTCTGCACTTTGCGTTGTGAGACACCCGGACTTGGGTTATTGGGATTGATCCTGATTGCGCTACCGGCATTAATGTATGTACACCATCCTGTTGCTGATGTGCTTCTAAACTTACCTACATGACGCACTTGGAACACCTTTAATGGTGCTGATGACTCATTAATATTATAGTCTTTTAGTACAGGTGCGTATTGAGGACTGATGATTGTTGGTGTGCCAGCGGGGTATCTGACCTCATATCCTAACCAAACATCATTACGCATTGGATGCACTGACTGAACAATACCAGTGTCAGTTACCCATGTTGGCTGACCAATGAATTCGTTGTACTTAAGTTGTACAAACTTTGTTGATTGAGTGCCATCAAACAAGTTCAGTTCTGACCCTTTGAATGCAATCCTTACGCCAATGTAAGGCTGGTACACGCCAGAACCGTCTTTTTTCTGAGCAGGCGGATCTACCCAAATGACTGACTTCTCTTGTATGTACTTTGCAAATGAGGCAAACGATGTGAAGTACAGAAGGATCGGGATTTTAGGTGGATTGTTTAAAGCAGGATTGATCGTACCCGTCACATTGGTTATGCCTAATGGTCTGACGGCTTTGCGGATTGCCTCAGTAAGCGAACCTTTATCCCAATAAAACTGAAATGATTCTGGAGATGTCGTTCCGGTATTGTAGGATCTGATTGTATTGGTAGAGCCTAGCTTGGCATTAGGCCAAATGACAAAATCCAGTACAAGGTCAGTTCCTAGCCAGTTCCCGTAACAGGTTTGCACAACACCCTGACCTATGATTCCTGCTTGCTCTGGCTTTTCCAATGGAAGCTGTGAATTGATTCTAGGTATTGATGGCTTAAAGCCTGCCTTTAGAACAACAGTCATTCCATTGTACTGTCTGGACTTTTTGATCAAATCCACAGGCACATTGTGTATGCGTAAATGCGTAGGCGTGATTACGGCATCAGCGTATACATTGGCAATATCAAACTCAATCTCAGGACACGCAGGATTGTAGATTCCCTGTTGATGAGAGGTAAAGACACTAGGAATCCCGGCAGGAAAGCCGCCATTAGGATTGCTGAATTCGATACTGTAATACCTCATTTTGATCCTGTGTTTGGTGCGCCAGGAGTCCTGCTAGTCTGAACCGTAGTATCGGCAGATGCAGGTGAATTTACATTTACATCAACTCTAGTGTTTCCATATAAAGGACGACTCATATTACCTGTCATAGGATCTGCTCTATATGCTTTTCTAGCAGCAGCCTCATTTTCCATTACACTCTTGATGTAATTTCTAGTCTCCAGAGGAAGATATTCAGTCCAATCCTCTGCACCAAGGCGGCCAGCTTTCTTTTTAGCTTTCAGAACCGCTCCTGGTCCAGCATTGTAGCCAGCAAGCATTTCTGTAGTGCCACCACCAAGCATTTTATGAAGCGCCAACAAATATGCGCCTTCAAAATCAAGTGATGCGTTTGGATCAAATGGATCTCCTTTTCCATATTGCGCCCATGTGCCACGCATGGCTTGACCAAGACCCATAGCTCCCTTTGAGGATACTGCTTTAGGATTGAATCTTGATTCTTGCTGAGTTAAACCAAATAGCAAGGCTGGGTTTAGTCCGGTTTTGTTGGCAACTTCAAGTATCTTGTCATCAAATAATCTGTGTCCCATTTCTGGGACTGCGCCTTTTGCAAAGTTATATGCGTCATCAACTTGTTTTTTCCATTGACGTAAACCAAATCCATGTTCCTGCTTCCATGACTCTAATGGACCGCCTTCTTCAAAAAGAACTCTGGTTACGCCTTCTAGCGCATATCCAAATGCTTTGAAGCTATCCATAAGTTGGGACATATTTAACCCAAACAAACGGAAACTGTTATCTAAAGTCTCCAAAGCGGAATGGAATTTTTCTGTGATAAAGTTTGATGCTTTATCTAATGATTTTCCAAACGTATTCTGCAACTTATCTTTAAGCTCTTCCCAAGTTCCTGTCTTTATAAAGTCAGCAAGCTGCACCATTCCATTGCGAATAATGCCTATTGCGTCCTCCCAAATCTGTTGATTTTTTGGGCCAAAGACACGATCAAAGAAAGAATCAAAGACGTTAAACAAAGGATCAAGCAAGGGACGAAGCAGATTCTCCA